CCAATTCCCCCATGTCGATACCTACGTGCTTCCCCCAGGCGATCATCAGCGCATCGAGCTTCCATCCCGGGAGGTCGTGCTTGGCGAAGGCCTCGTACTGGTCGCCCAGCAGTAGAGGCATGATCGCGCCCAAGTCGCCCCCATCGAAGGTGGTCTGATGGTGCCAGTCGAGGTCGCTGGGGTGCGCCATCGTGAAGACCTGGCCCCCGAGCCGGAACGACAGCGGTTCGACGCTCTGGTCCCGCTCCAGGGCATCGAGGTCGAGCATCTCGGTGCTGGGCTTGGTAGCCCCGTTGGTGCCGGCCATGGCCTAGAGGGCCAGCTGCGGGTTGAGGTACTTGAGGCAGAGGACGTCCGCCGAGTCGGGGGTCACCGACACGGTGAACGGGTAGGCGATCGGCGCCCCGTTGACGTAGTTGACCTCGCCGCGGTCGGACAGCCGCGCCGACGGCACGACGATCCGCATCCGGGTGGTGCCATCGAGGACGTCGAACCCGAACGCCTTGTCCACCGCGGTGGGGACCTTGACGGTGACCTTGGTCTCGACGGGCGGGCCAGCGACGGCCTCCAGGGTCGAGCCGGGGTAGAACAGCTCGAGCGTCTTGAGGTTGGTCTCGATGGCGGTAAACGAGAAGTCCAGGCCAGAGCCGGTGATCACCTTGCGGACGATCGCCCCGTTCTGCCAGGCCTTGATCTCCTCGCTATCGAGGCTGGGGTCCTCAGTGAACCCGTCCTCGTTCATGTAGCCCAGGTCTTTCCAGGCGGTGGACCACGCGGCGGTTGCGTTGGTTGGTGCGACGGCGCCGATGGTGCTCATGTAGATGGCGCCGGTCGCTGCGACCTCGACAAGGCTGGCGGAAAGAACCATGTCTCGCTCCTCTGCTCGCTAGGGACTCGCAGCCGGAGCGTAGCCCCCAGGTCCCAGGTGAGACAGTGACTCACGTTGGAACGGCGAGGTTCTCCCGGTGGCGGATCGAGTACGTGGCGACGAACCGCGGCTTGTTCTCGTGGTTGGGGTCGGGGAGCAGAGCGGGGCCGGCGAACTCCTCGACCCGGTAGATGGCGATCGAGTTCACGGTGCCGCCCTGGAGGCCGTGGATCCGGGCCCGCACGTCGTGGCAGAGGTCGTAGGCCGCGGTCTCGGTCGGACCCCAGCACTCGACCCCGATGGTGGGGACGTCGGTAACCGGCCAGTCCCACGGTCCACCGATACGGCGGAGGAGCACGAACTCGTCCGGTAGGTCGCGGGGCACCCGGCCAGCGATCGCCGTGGGGGCGATGAGTGGCCGGAGCCAGACGATCAGCGAGCCGGCGAGGTCAGCCACGTCCGGCCTCGACCGCTCGGGTGAGGTTGCGGTGCGAGGCCTCGGCCTGCATCGCCTCGAACGAGGTGGTGACGACGATCACGCTGGCCCGGCGTGACTCGATGTTGAGGTCGACGGTGTGGCCGGGTCCGGCCCGAGCGGCGATCGCTTCGCCGCGGCGCCGGAGGTCGGCCTGCACGCCTGGTTCCTTGAGCAGGCGATCGATGGCGCCGGGGATGATCTTGATCCGCACGTTGTTGGCCATGTCAGCCCTCGACCTTCCGTAGCCTCGCCTCCAGGTGGTGGTGGCCACGTGGTGTGGGAACCGGGGCGGGTGGACCATCGACCGTGAACACCTGGGAGCCCGCGGGGTGCCCGTCCCACTCGATCCGGTCGTTCGCATCGATGGTGAGGGAGTTTGTCAGGAGTGTCCAGCGCTGACCCATGACGTCGCGGCCGTCGGCGAACGTCTCGGTTGCCTGGTCCTCCTGCATCCATCCGTCCACGGTGCTCCGGGTCGCTGAGCTGCCGTAGTCCCAGACCGTGCCGGCGACCGGGTCCGTCGTAGCGGCTGGGTGGACCACAACCACCCGGTGGGGTTGGAGGTGGGCCGGCAGCATCAGGTCACCGCGGGAACCGGTAGCGGTTCAAGATGCGGCGCTGGTCGTCGCGCAGCGTCAGGCGGGCGGATGCCTCGGCGAGGGTGTAGCTGTACTGGCCGATGGTCTCCTGTCGCTTGCCGTCGGGGTTGCCGATGGCGGCGGCGACCATGTCGGCGGCGACGGTGACGATGTCCCGTGTCGGGGACTCCATGCCCCAATCCCACACGACGTCGATCGTCGAGGTGCGCGGCCAGATCTTGTTCCCGGAGGTGCGGGCAAGGTCACCGAACTCGGACCAGTCGTAGTCGGTTCCGTAGGCGAGCGTGCCGCCATCGAGTACGACGCTGACGACGTCGGTCACCAGGCGGCCGGGCAGCCAGACCTCGAACGAGTCCGAGCCCGGGATCGTGGCGGTCGACCGGGCGGTGCCGGAGAAGCTGACGTAGGGCAGTTCGCCGGCGATGAGCCCATCGGCGCGGGTGAGTAGCTCGGTGATGTAGCTGGCCTCGGTGTCAGTGAGGCCCCGCATGAGCGAGGCCTCCACATCGACTTGGGTCGCGAGCGTCACGTCGCCTCAGTGGTGGTGGACGGCCAGCCGTCGGGTCCGACATGGATGATGCCCCAGCCGTAGTGCCGGATCGGTGAGCGAATCTCGCTGGTCTCGTAGCGGTCGGCGAGCTCGGGCCAGACCTGGTGCACCTCGGTCCGGGGGTCGCCGAGGCTGGCGATGTCATGCAGCAGGATCAGGCCACCGGGCCGCACGAGCGGCCCGTAGTCCCCGAGGTCGGAATACAGCCCACCGCGGGAGTGATCGCCATCGAGCACGAGCACATCGATGGGCCGCTCGCCGAGCGCCTCGACCACCCATCGCCGGGTCTGGGGGTCGTGGGAGTCGCCGATCCGGACGGTCGCCCCGTGGGTGTCGAGGCTGCGGTCGACGTGGTCTCCGGACCCACCGGTCGCGTAGCTGTTATCGGCCAGCGTGATGCCCAGCACGGCCGCTTCGGGGAACGCTTCCCGCCAGGCGTACAGCGTGCCACCGAGGTCGCACCCGACCTCCAGGATGACCTTGGGGTCGATGCCGGCGACCACGGCGAGGGCCTCGGCCAGCTCGTCGGGCAGCTGCGAGGCCCCTTGCTCGACGACCGCTTCCCGGCCGATCCGGCTGTACTTCTGGTCGATGTCCCCCACAGGTAGACAGCGTAGATAGTCCGCGGCCACTGGCTCATCGAGGATGCCGTCCGGGGACCACAGGCTCTGGTAGGTGACCGCGGTCGTCCAGGTGTAGCCCAGCTCGGTCAGGGTCTGTTCGAGCTCGGCCCGGGTGTAGTAGCCGCAGTAGTCGTGGCACTCGATGAACAGGACCGGTCGATGGGTCGCGAGCAGCTTGGCCATGCCGCGCAGCGCGTGGAGGTCGGCGCCCTCGACGTCGAGTTTCACCAGGTCGAGCCGTGGGAGCTCGGTGATGACCTCATCGAGCGGCTCGGCCTGAACCTCGACCACACCGCTGGCCACGTCCTCATCGGCGTCAAGGATCTCGACGGCCTCGCCGGCCGGCGGCGGACCGACATGCCACACGTCCTCTGGTCCCCGACGCCACGGCCCGCCCTCAGCTGGGAGCGTGCGTGTCGAGCCCCCGGCGGTCATCTTGTTCGGGTCCTCCAGCCGGAGCCGGGTCGATTCGTCCCATGCCGCGACCTGCACGACGTGCACGTTGTTGATCCCGTTGATGACCAGGTTCCGGTGAAGTATCGAGGCGGTGTCCGGGTTGGCCTCGACGGCGATGAGGAGCGCGGCCCGGTCGGCGAGCCGCAGCGAGTAGTGGCCGACGTGGGCGCCGACCTCAAGCACGATCCCGCCCTCGGGGATCAGCTCGGCGAGGAGCGGCTCGACTGCGGCCTCGTGCGTGGTGCTGGGCCCGAGGCTGTCCTCGGTTCCCTTCCCGCGGTCGATCCACAGGAGGCCGTCGGCCTCGGTGACGTTGGGGGCCCGGCGCTGGGGCTTGCGGGCGTCCTCGGCCCGCTGGTCGAGCATCTCGGTGAGTGTGTCGAGCGTCGGTTTCCAGTACTCGTCGGTCACGAAATCGGCGTCGTAGGAGGCGCCGAACGCGGCCGCGTCGTCCCGGAGCTGCTCCGCCTTGCCGTCGTAGGCCTCCTCGTAGGCATCGATGATCGCGGGCACGTGAGGGATGGCGGCCCATGCGTCCTGCATCTCGTGCCAGAGCGGCGTGAAGGGGACCCGCCAGCCGGCGCCGCACAGTTCGATCATGGCCGTGGCGTCGGTGACGACCACGGGGGTGCCGCACGCCTGGGCCTCGACCACCGGCACCCCGAACCCTTCGCCCCATGTGCAGTTCGACAGGATGTCGGCGCTGCGGTAGATGTCGGCGACGACCTCGGGCGGGATGCCGCGGCGGTAGGCGTACTGGTCGGTGTAGATGTACGACTTCGGGGGCAGCCGGTCGAGTAGCCGTCGGAGGTCGTTGCCGGCCTGGTTCGCAACGTCGGTGTGGAGGACCAGGAGCGCGTCCTTGTGGCGGCGCCGTAGCTCGGCGAACGCCGTGATCTGCTCGGCGAACGCCTTGCGGTTGCCGTCCTTGCCAACGTTGGCCGAGACGATCGCGATGACGAACGCGTCCTCGGGGAGCCCGGTCCTCTCGCGTGCCTCCGCCTTGTTACCGGGGCGGAAAGTCCGGGTGTCGATGCCGTGGGGCACGTACAGCGGCGACATGCCGGCCTCGCGCATCGTCCGCTCTCCGAACCGAGACATGGCGATTGGCTGCGCGCCGGAGCGTTGGAACCAGCGCCGCGTGATGCCCGGGAGCTCCAGGTGGTCCACAGGCGCCCACGCGGCGACTGCCATCTCGGGCAGGAGCGGGGCGGTCAGCACCCAGACGTCCGTGAGCGTCAGGATGAGCCCGGACGCCGCGGCCTCCCGGAACGTCTTGCCCTCGACGTCGAAGTGATCGAGGGCGTGGGTGATGATGACGTCGTTGCCCCAACTGACCTCGTAGGCCGGGTAGCACGGCAGGCCGTTCCACCGGAGCTGGGAGCCGCTCAGCCCGTAGTAGGCGGAGATGGCGACGTCGTGCCCTAGCGCTTGGATGCGGGGTGTGAACGTGGCGGTCTGCTGTCCGTAGCCGGTGCCAACCCAAGGGGCGACAGAGTGCCAGAGGATCTTCATGGGTGGTGCTCCTATCGGTGCGGGGGTTTGTGCGGGGGTTGGTAGAGCGGTCGGGACCCGTCACCCCCGCGAGGACCGGGTCCCGACCTGCTCAGCCTTTGCCCTGCTGGCCCTCGGTCGTTGCCTTGTCGCTCGCCTTGGCCGTGGCCTTGGTGGCCTTGGTGGCCTTGGTCTTGGTGGCCGGTTCCTCGATGAGTTCGGCAGCGCCGGCATCGACCCGCTCGAGCCAGTAGTCGACGGCGACCTGGTCGCTGTCGTCGGTCTCGATGACCGAGCCGGGCGCGTGGGACTCCATGACCCCGTGGGGGCCGTAGAAGACCCCGCCACCGTGAAGCATGACCTTCATTCCGAGGACCTCCCGTCGCTCAGACGACGATGTACTTCGCGAACGCCTTGGGCCGGATGACGTCGCCACCGACCCGCAGCTTGAAGAGGAACCCGACCTGTCCGTCCGCGGCGTACAGCTCGTCGAGCCGCTGGACGCTGATCTGCTGGCGGTCAGCGACCATGTAGCCGAGGTTCGGGTCACCGAAGATGCCCGACGGCGTCGAGTTGCCCGAGTCGATCCGGGGCAGCCCTTCCAGGGTGAACACCCGGTAGCCCGACCAGGTCGGCGGTTCGCCGGCCCGCGCCGAGGGCTGCCACAGGTAGTTCGAGTTCGCGTCCTTGAGCAGCGACATCGCGAGGGCGAGGTCATCGGCGACGAAGAAGGCGCCGTTCTGCCGGTAGACGGTCGGGACCTGGAAGGGAAGCGACTTGAGGTTGTCGCCCGTGACGGTGCCGCCCGCGGCGGTCACCGACTGCGTGATGAGCGGCGAGGCCTGCGTCGCCCGCATGGCGAGCCCGAACGGCTTGGACGTGCCGTTGCCGTTGGCGAACGCGTCGTCTTCCATCTGGGCGAACTGGAGGCCCACGATCTGCTGGATGAGCGCCGCGAGGTTGACGTCGGTGTCGGCGAGCTCGTCCACACCGACCTTCGAGAGGCCAACCAGGTCGTGGACCTCGATGACGTCGGCCGGGGTGTTGGGGACCACGTTGACGTCGGTAGCCGGCGTGGAGCCGACCTCCAGCTTCCCCCAGCCCGCGGTGGCGCCGGTCAGGGACCGGACATCGACCTTGTTCGAGGTCGTCCGCCGGACCAGCGGGCCCGCTCCCCGGAAGGTCCCGAGGTGGGGAAGTTCCTTGAAGATGGGCCCGGTGATGTCGTGGGGCACGAGGACCTCGCCGGTCGCGTTCTCGACGAGCGCGGCCTTGCCCTCGGTGCTGACGTAGTCGAGGGCCTTCTGCTCCTCGTCGGTGAGACGTTGCCCACGGAACCACCGGAGGAACGCCTTGGTCTGGCGGTCCCGGGTCACCGCGGCGAGCGCGTCGTCGGTGTCGGCCTTGCTGTGGTTCGCGGCCGCCATCGCAGCAAGCGCGGGGTGGTCATCGGGCGGACCAGCGGCCCAGCCCTCCAGCTCGTCTTGCTGCTTCTGGATCTCGGCCATCTGCCGCAGCCGGTTGCCCTCCTGGAGCAGCGCCTTGCGGTTCTCGACCTCTTCGCCCGGCATCTTGGTCGGGTCGGGGTACCGGTCGTTGATGGCGCGGGCCATGTGCAGACACGACATGGCCTTTTCCATCAGCGTCTTGTATTGCTCAGCCATCAGTCCTCCAGGGCTGATCGGAGCTCGGCCTCTAGGGCGTCGATCTCTGCGTTCGAGCGCTGTTGGTCGAGTTCGGCGAGGGGACCGGGGAGTGCGGACTGCGGGTCTCCGGTGGCCGTCCCGTCGGACCGGCCGCTGAGGAATGACACCGCGTAGGCGTCATCGGGAGGCGACCCACCGTTGTCAGTGGTGTCGCTGGCAGTGGCAGGGGCGTCCCCCGTGCCGGGTGCCAGATCGTCGGTGCCCGGGTCGTAGACCGCGACGAGTTCATCGATGGCGGCCTTGCGGGCGTAGGGGTTGGTGATCGCGACGGCGTGTTGCATGGACTCGATCCATTCGGCCATCGAGGAGGAGCCGGCGCCGGCGATCGTGCGGACCCGCTCGGGTGGGTCCATGTCGGCCTCGCCGTAGAGGCTCATGAGCGACCGGGCCGCCTTCTGCATCACGTCGGACGACACGTCGGTCAGGCCACCGCGGGCGCCGGCCAGCGCCCCGGCGGCGGACCCGAGGGCGTTGCGGTTGACGTCGCCGTTCGGTTCCCGGACCGGGAGCTTGTACCGGGCCTTGCTGTCGACGTCGCCCTGACCGGTGTCGATGAGGCACGACTTGCGCCACTGCTCGGGCGTGAACCGGGCGGCGTCGCCGTCCCATGGCTGGTCCACGACCGCCTTCGCGGCGGTGACCCCGGCCATCGGGTTGATCGGGAACGGCGAGATCGTGATCTCGAACAGGCGCAGCTCGTCGAGGAACCGGCGCACGGCCTTACCGGCGACCGAGCCGGTCCCGGGGCTGTCGCGCATGACCTCGTAGGTGAACGAGGTCCCGCGGATGTGGCCATCGAGGATGTCTTGGCGGAGCCGCTGGGCCTTCTCCGACCGGGAGAACCGGGCCTTGAACCGGAGCCCGCGCTGGTCCTCGGCGAGGCCAGAGATCGAGCCGACGACGCCATCGGTGCTCATCTGATGGTCCGCGATCAGCGGCATCGGTTGTGACGACTTGCGCCAATGGTCGATGGTGCGTTTGAACGCGCCGGGCCTGACGACGTCGCCGACCTCATCGACGTTGCCGAACACGGAGGCGTAGCCCTCCAGCTCGCCGGGGTCGGTGCCCGCCTTCCACTCGATGTAGGCGGTGCTCTTGGTCCTCATCGTCGCTGACCTCCCTGTGACGCCAGGGGTCGTGATCCGTTGGTGGAACCTCGGTGCTGGGACAGGAACCGTTCGGCGTAGCTCGCGGCCTCGGTCAGTGGCATCCCGTCGTTGCGGTCGCCGTCGCCCTGGTCGTCGCCCTGCTCGCCGTCGTCGCCCTGGTCGTCGTCGGCCGGCTGCGTTCCGGGTTGGACGCCCGGGAAGGCGGGGGTCTGGGTGACGCCCGCTCCGATCAGGAACACGTCGCCTCCGGGGACCGGGTCGAGCCCGACGACGCGCCGGAAGTCGTTCTGCGTGATCCCACCTCGAGCGAGCGCGTTGGTGGCTCGCTCCCATTTGTCGGTCTCGGCCTCCTGGAGGGCGAGGACCTCCGAGTTGTCCCAGCGCAACGCGACCCGCTGGCGGCCGACCCCCAGGAACTCGGGAAGGATCTGGGTCGTGATGCCACCGAACCAGAGCCGCTGTAGGTCCATGAGGGTGGTCTCCCAGAAAGCGGCCTTCGCTTCCTTGAAGTTCGCGAACGTGGACCGGTCAAGGCCGACCTTGGCGCCGACCAGGATCGGCTGAACACCCATGGCGGAGCAGATGCGGGCCTCGGTGATGCCGGACATGTCGCCGAACTGGAGCTCGTCCAAGTTCAGGCCGAGCACCTCGACGTCCATGCCGACTTGCAGGAAGGCGGGCCGGCCCCGGTTGGCGCCACCGAACTTGCGCATCCACCGTTCCTCAAGGCGCTCGGTGACCTTCTCATCGATCTCTTGCGTGGTCTTGACGACCACCCGCGGGACGGCGTCGTTGCGGAGCAGCGTGTCTACGAAGTCCGTCCGTGCGTTGTCGACGGTGACCGCCCGAGTCGCGGGCCGGAGGGGCGCCTGCCCGAAGTACATGTCGAGCGGGTTGGGGTACTTGAGGTGGACCATGTCCCGTCGGGAAACCGGGATGACGTCGGCGCCGCTGAACCTCCCCGAGGTCGGGTCAACGACGTAGCCGTAGGCCCAGACCCGCGGGTCACGTGCCGACGGGATGATGCGGATCAGGTCCGGGCGGATCGGCCATAGCTCGCTGGGGAGACCATCGCGGCCTCGGATGATGAGCCAATAGCAGTTCCCCGACAGGTCGAGGTAGACGATCGACAGCTGCTCGAACTCGACCTCGTTGGTGACGGGATTGGGTTGGGCGATCAGCCGGCGTAGGCGGTGATCGTTGAGCGGCTCGGCCCTCCGGTCGCCGGGGCCGTCCGGGTAGACCCGAAGAACACCCTGGGGAAAGCAGCGGGCCTTCTCCATGATGCAGGCGTAAACGAGCTCATTGCGGCCGAAACCGTTGCGGGCGTACGACTCGTAGCTCGAATCGGGGAACAGCATCCCGTCGCCGTTGGGGCGCCCGTTGAACCCGGTCCCGAAGGGGTCGACTGAGATGATGTTCGGGAGGTCCTTCGCGCCGGTCGGATGCAGCCAGCCCACGTGTTCAGTCCCAGCCCAGCACCGCGCCGATGACCACGTTCAGTCCCCCGAGGGTCGCGAGTCCGGCCCACACCCCGACCGCGGCGACCGCGGCGGCCGTGAGTCCGAGCCCGCCGACAGCGACCATCGCGGCAGCTGCGGAGTGCCGAGGTGCCGCGGCGGCGACCACCCGGGCCCGGAGCCAGAGCCGCCCGGCCCAGCCGGCCGCCGACGCCCTCAGCGCCTCCAGGTCGAGGCCGGTCACCCAGAGGCCGACACCGGCCGTGATCAGCGCGAACCCCGGGCCCAGCGTGAGCCCGACACCCGCGGCGATGAGCACGAGACCGGCGAACTTTCGTTCCATCGTGGACAGTGTTCCACTTGGGACAAGTCCCAAGCGACCATGCCAACTCAGAAGATGTCGGGCATGGGCAGCTCGATTGGCGTCTCGTGCACCAGCGCGCGGGCGAGAGCGTTGATGTGGGCGGCGATGCCATCGATCCGTTTCGAGGACTTCCACCGGTCCGGTTTCGCTGGCTTCATGTTGTCGTTCGCGTCGCGGGCGACATCGACGCAGTCGGCCATCCATCGCAGAACCGGGTGGCCTCGATGCCGGTAGAGCGGCTTCTTGGCGGTCGAGCCGAGCACGAGCCGTTCGAGCGCCTTGGTCGGCGGCGACAGCGACAGGTAGGTCTGGCGGATCGGGACCGGGGTGTGCCCCTCATCGGCGAGGTACTGGACGGTCTCGGTCGCGGCGAACGGGTCGTAGCCGATCTCAGCGACCCGACAGCCGAGCTGGGCGACCCGCTTCGCGATGTCGGCCCGCACCCTCCGGTAGTCCACGACGTCGCCCTCGGTGAGGAGCAGCCAACCTTCCTTCACCCACCGCGACAGGGGAACGTGGCACTGGGCCTCGACCCGCTCGAGCGAACCCTCCGGGAGCCAGCACAGGGTGTCCGCGAGCCAGCCGTCGTCATCGTCATGGGCGACGAGCGCGAACGCGGTGAGGTCGGTCGTTGAGGACAGGTCGAGTCCGCCATAGGCGATGCGGCCCTTCCAGTCGTCCTCGGTCCAAGTGCCGGCAGCCCGGTCCCAGCGGGGGAGCTCCAGGAACTTGGCGACCGAGCGGCGGCGCAGCCCGAGGTGTAGGCGCTCGAACGTCGGCCGGTAGCTCGGCGAGGCCTTCGCCTTGCGGGCTTCCTTGCGGAGGTAGTCGATCTGGACCGTGAGTCCGAGCCCCGGGTTCGCTTTCGCCCAGGTCGCCTCATCGAACGGGTCGTCACCCTCCTCGGCGGCCCAAATCACCCCGTAGTGCGTCGGGTCATCGACCGCCCCGGAGGCCACCTGCATCGTGTAGGTGTGCTTCTCGGCGTACACCGAGAACTCGTCGCCCTCATCGGCGGTGGTGATGAACACGATCAGCGGCTGTTCCCGGGCGCCCGTGCCGGTCTCCAGCGCATCGATCAGGTCCCGGGACTTGTGGACGTGGACCTCATCGATGACCGCGCCCGACGGGTTGAGGCCGTGCGCGAGGTCAGCGATCGAGGACACGACCCGGAAGATCCCGCCGGTACCCGGAACGGTGATGACGTCGGCGAGGACCTTGAGCTTCCCGGACAGGGCCGGCGACCACCGGACCATCTGCTTGGCCGGCTCGTGCACGATCCTGGCCTGTGCCTTCGCCCCTGCCGCGGCGTACACCTCCGCCCCGAGCTCCCCGTCAGCAACGAGCAGAACCAGCCCGAGCCCGGACGACAGCGTCGACTTGCCCTGCTTCCGCGGCATCTCAACCCAGGCGGTCCGCGTGATCCTGGTCCCGTCGGGGTTCTTCCACCCGAAGATCGGAGAGATGATGTGCTCCAGCTGGAAAGGCGCCATCTCCAGCGGCCGTCGCGCCCATCGGCCCTTTGTGTGCCGCAGCGACCCCAGTGCCCGGGTGACTCGGTCGACTGCCCGCTGATCGAAGTAGGCCCCAGGGACGCGGTCAGGGGGCGGGGTCTGGACTAGCGGCGGGTGCCCGCACTCACACGTCGAAAGGCGAGTCGTCGTCGCCATCAGCGGCCGCGCCTCGGGTGTCGCCCCTCATCTGGTCCCGCGCCAGCGGCGTCAGGCCGAGCTGGCCCTCAAGCCGGCCCATCCGCTGACGGATCGCCTGCGCCGCCATCGTCGCCGGGTTGCGGCGACCGGTGTCCTCCAGGATCAGCCCGCGGCGGGTGATCTCGCGCTCGCACTGGTCCAAGCGCGCCGCCAACGTGCACCAGTCCTCCAGCACGGTCGCATCGACGTTCGCGAGGAGCCCCATCGCATCGAGGACGGGCACGATGAGACGCCACTCGCGCCGGGCCCGTTCCCGCGCCCGTTTCGCGTCCTCGGTCAGCTCCGGCTTGCCGCGGACCGGACCGAACCGGACGGTCCAGTCAGGCTCGGGCGGAGCGGCCGGCGGCAGCCGTAACCCGCGCTCCAGCCGCGACTTCGGGTGCTGGCCCGGATTGCCCTCCCGGATGATCTGGAGCGTCGGCTTGGGGGCCGGTCCTCGTGAACCCACTGGGACAGTGTCTCACCTTGGCCACAATTCGCCAGGATCAGGCCCGGAATGACGTTCTCCGGCGTTTCGAGGGCCTCGCGTGCGTGTCTGGCCATATCCGCCGATGCGGTACGGTCTCGGCGTCCTGGTTTGGTGTGTCACCTTGCCGATGGTCGGCGGGTGCCCTGTTGGCCTCCAGGACTGGGAGTCGGGGGGAAACCGGAGGGCCCGGCCGTGGTCGCCTAGTGGGCTGAGGGCGACCGACCCCGCTCAGTTCAGGTACGCCTGACGCGGGTTGCCGAACGCCCGCACCCTCACGAACCGCGGGTTAGTCGCGGCCCATGCCTCCGCGCACCCGCAGCACATCGGAAGATCGATCGTGTGCCGCGGCGCGAACGGCTCAGCGGCCGAACCCGCGGCGATGACGATGACCACAACCGCGACAGGTTCGACGCAACCACGGAGACGGCCCTCGCTCGGCTCGTGGCTCACCGAACACAGGCACGTGCACGTGTCGATCCCGGGCACCCAGACGGTCACGGTGGCTCAACCTCGGCGAGCACGTCAATCAGGACCGCTAGCCGCAGCGGGATGGTCGGGTGCCGATCGAAGAACCCGCGGCATACCGACGGGTCGACATCGTCGCGGTACAGCGTGCTGTGGCACGTGATCGCCGACTCGTTCGCCTTCGCTTCCTTCACCATCCCTGCCACCCGACCGGGGTTGAGGTGGCACAGGTTCCCGGGTCGGAAGATGCACGTATCGCACATCCGCGAGAGGACGTGCACCCGGCCGTCGCGCCATGGACCGTCGGTCATCCCTCGGGTGCTTCCGTGAGCGGGGTCGTGAGGTCTGGGCGGCGGAGGGGACACGGTCCCTGTTGGCACTTACACAAGGGCCATGGACACGGAGAGAACAGGTCGAGATCGGGGTTCATGGACCCGAGTTCCCGAGCACGTCGTACGGCGCCTCATCGGCCTCGCCAGACGTCGCCCGCTGGAGCTCGTAGGCCACCTCCAGCTCATCGAGCGTCGCATCAAGCGGCCACTGAGACGGATGGTGCCGCGGCACAGAACTGGCGTCATCGTGGTGGTGCGTCATAGCTCGATCTTGCCACGTTCCCCCAGCCCACCGCGGCGCCCGCAACGCGCAGAACCGGCCCCTAGGAGCAGAGGCCGGTCCTGGCTGCCGGGATTGGGGATACGGCTCCTCTGCCCGGTCTCCGGGCGGACAGGATCAACGCCTATCGCCCGCCCTCCGCAGCGCGCAGCGTGCGGACCCCGGCCGGGCGCATGTAGCCGGATGCGATCAGCTGTCGTCGGTGTCCCGGTCGGGCTGCTCGCTCTGATCGGGCACCTGCTCGACCTCGGGAACGTCCGGGGACTGCGGATCGACCGGGGTCTCGGTCTCGGGGG